GCCGCCAGTTGCAACGTGCCGCCGATGCCGGCCATCACCTGATCCGCTGTCAGTCCGGCCTGCGACAGCGCAATCATTCCCTCAGCCGCTTCGGATGCCGAAAACGCCGTGGTAGCGCCTAGCTCCTTTGCTCGATCCCTCAACCCCGTGAACGTCTCGCCGGTAACACGCGAGATGCCTTGCATCTTGTTCATCGAGGCTTCGAACTGCCCCGCTGTGTACAACACGCCGACGCCAACCGCCGCGATCGGTGCTGTCAAGCTAGTCGTCAGGCTACTGCCCACCGACATCGCCTTATCCCCAAACGAAGACAGCTTCCCCGTAGCCGAGTTGATGCCAGCGTCTAGACCCTTAGTGTCCGCGCCGATCTTAACGATGAGTTCTTTGAGGGATGCCATTTAGCGCCGCCGTGTCGGCTTGAGGGATTGGAGGTTTTCGCGAGCGCGAGCCTTGGCCGTTTCGCGATCGCCTTCGCTGGCTTCGAGTTGGAAGTGAGCCATAAGCAGGGCAAAGTCTTCGACAGACATCGCCATGATTTCGGAGGGAGTTTTGTGGAAACGGACCCCGAGCGCTACGCAGTTCCGCAGCGTGGGGTCCGCCTCTAGTTTTTTACAGCGCCCTTGATGTCGGGAGTTGCCGCCGCCTGGAAGACGCGAAACAGCAAGCCCTGCGGAACGCTCTCGATGACATCGGAACGCGAGCCGTCGAACTTCTCGCCGGTCTCCCCATCGCGCCCGTACTCCAAGAAGACCTCGGCAAGCGCGTCAATGAAGGCGTTGGGGTCGCCGTCCTCGGCTTGCGACTCCTCGTGCATCTTGCTGTAGCGCCGCGATTCCGAGACGGGCATGTTGAGTACCCGGATCTTGGCTTCGCCGTACTCCAGCATCGTGCCGCCGGATTGGGCCTTGGCGAGGAACCGATCGAAGATGGGATTGCTTCGCTTTGCCATCGGTTTAGCTCTCGGCACGGGTCAAAGCGGAAGCGGCGACGCACGAGCACGACACCTTGGCTTGATCGCCAACAGCGCCCGCGATCGGCCCGTAGCTGGTAACCAGCGCGGTACCAGTCCACTTCGGATTCGTCGCACCAACGGTGGTGTTGACGGGGCGAACCTCAATGGCGGCTTCATTGCCGGTCAGCCCGTCGATGATCGCGTCAAGTTCGCTGGCCGCAAAGTCATTCAAGCACTCGAACTCAAGCGACCAAGTGCCTAGGCCAGCGCGGTTGATGCGCGTGCTGGAGCCCATCGCCGTCTTGTCAAGCGTCTCGATGCCGGTGTTGAGCGTCAGGCTCGTAACGTGGTCGGAAATCTCGGTACCCCCAAAGCTGAGGTACACATCGTTGTGCGTATAGATCGCCATAATTGGTTTTCTCCTTGGTTCCTTGCGGGCAAAGCTCCGCCATCCCGCTAAGTGCGGGTGTCTCTAACTTGTTGCTGTGGTTTTAGTTAGCCGTGCCAGCCGAAGCCAAACACAACCGCGAAATTGAAGGTAGGCGTGTCGGTGCCGCCGATAGTCCAGGCGACGCGCCAGAAGTCATCCGATCCAGCCGGCCCCGCCGTGGGTCCGATGAATTGCGCCCCAGCCGCTGCGGCTTGCGCGAAGGTCATGCGGGTGGTCGCCGACGTAAACGAACCGTTGTCGTCGCTCTCGATCGTTACGTCAAGCGTTGGGCTGGTGCCCGAGGCCGAGAAGATGTGGAGCGAAGCGTGCATGTTTTTGGTCGCCGCGATCGTCCCGAATTGGATGCCAGTCGATGCGCTGCTGGACGTGCGGGCCGCCGCATCAGCGACCAGCCGACCACGGAACCATGCACCCGAAGACATCGCCTCGACGCCGAAGGCCGCTTGATCGCCGACCGCGCCCTGGATCGGGACATAGGATGACATCGCCGAATTTGAGACATACATGATGTCTCCCTCGGCTGCCACGTTCGCGCCAATCGCGATAATGCTGTCGCTGGTCGTCAATTCCGAACTCAGCACCGTGCCCACTTCGCCCGCATCGTGCGATTGGTGCCCCGATGCGGAGATCGAGACGCTATGCAACCCGGCGCGCGAGACGCGGGTCGTGTCACCCCACGCCGTTTTATCGAGCGCTTCGGTGTTGACCGTGAACGATCCGTCTTTGAGATCGCCCGTAAAGTTGTACTGATCCCAATACATCCGCGAATTGGGGCCTACTGTGAAAATCGCCATGATTGAAACCTCTACTCGTACCAGCGGAAATCGAAGTCAAGAATGCGGTGGAAAACGCCGGGTTCGGCGTCCTCGATGTCGAAGTCGCCTTCTAGGAAGCTCGCGTTAACCGTGATCCCGCCAGCCGTGCCGCGCCATCGCTGAAGCGCCGTGCGGATCGCCTGCTTGATTGCGATGGCGGAATCAAACGCGCCGGAACCCTGCGCCCAAATGTGAAAGCGCACCTCCGACGACATCATGCCGGGGTCGTCGCCCATCGCCACAACCGGACTCGCGTAGGTCGTCGCGTAGGTCACGAATGGCCAGACGACCTTTGTACCTTCATCTTTTTTGATCGGGTAGATCCGCGTAGATACGAGGCTAGTCACCGCGCTGACTGATTGCAGCCGCGCGTAGATGGCGTCTTCGATGGTTGCCATTACTTGATCGCCTTGTCGATGGCGGACTGAACGCTGCCGATCAGTTCGCTTTCGACGCCCGTTCGCGACTTCCGCCAGCCGCGTGAAAAGAACGGATTAGCTGGCATGTTGCCGCCGCGTGCGCCAAACTCAAGCCAGTGAAGGTGCGGCGCTATCTTGCGATTGACCCGAACGAACCCAGCAATAGGTTTACGGTTGCGGCGCTTGAACACGCCATACTCTACGGCTCGCTTCAGGTTGCCAGTTGGTCCTAGTGGCGCTTCCTGCTTGATGACATCGGCAGTACGCTTTGCTCCCGCCTCGATGGAGTCCGCAATGCTGCCCGCAATAGCCTCTGTCTGTAGCGCGCCCAACTGGGCTAGCAGTTCGTCCAGCCCTTCGATGTACGTGCCCTTGACGCCGCCGCGCGTGCGCTGCTTCGCTCCGATCGCCATTAGACTTGCCGCACCTTGCACATCAGCTCAACGAAGCGCCCTTCGGCCCCGATCTCGATCACGGACTGGATATCCATCGCCAACGAACCCCAGACAAGCCGCTGCTGAGGAGCAACCGCGTTCGATGGGTGCTTGCGGATCGTGATGCGGTAGTCCACCATCGCCTGCGCCTGTGCGAGCCGCGCCGCCTCCATGCCGCGAACCGGCTCCACCTTCGCGCGGGCAGTGAAGATCGTAGGCCATGTGGTCGTAACCGCGCCGGTGCCGCTGCGGCCTTCGCTTGCGCCCTGGATCGTCACGGTTTCGCGAAGATCCCCAGCGCCGATGTACTTGCCGGTAATCACGCTTTCACCATGCGCTCAAAGATCGCCAGTGCCTTGTCCTCGTCGAATACGCTCATCACGGCAAGCGCTGCCATCAAAGCGGATAATTTGATAAGCAGTAGAAAGGTTCGCATTTAGACGCTCATAATCCGATACGGGAAGGCTAGCGCCTTGGCCGCTTGCGGTAATTCGATCGCCGTCAGACCCTGCCCGACCACCACTGATTCGCGGTTTTCGTACAGGTGCCCTATGGTTAGCTTGAGCGCCTGGATCAGCGGTGCCGGGATGTCTTCAGCGTCGCCGTAGCCACACACGAACCGCGTAACGACACCTCCAGCCGCCCGTAGCGTCGCCGTAGGCCATTGCTGGTTATAGGCCAACGTGACGCGGCCAGGGTCTTCCCATGTCACCACGTCATAGACGGTCGTCGCGACGGTGCTTTCCGTGTCGTCGCTTTCCGTGTACTTGACGCTGGTCACCGATTGCAGCGAGCCGAATGGCAGGCGAATACTAGCACTACTAAAACGGTCCTGGTACCAGTCCCACGTTTGCGTTATGAACTTGCGATTCGTCTCGTTCTCCAGCGCCGCCGTAGCGACCGAGACGAGAGCCGCGATGTACGTGTCGTCATCACTGAACCCCACGCGCAAGTGCGTCTTGGCGGCAGAGGTCGAGACCGCAACCGATGCCGGAGCGGTCGCCAGTACTGGATGTCCGTGTGTCATTGCGTCGCCACTTCGCCCTTGACCACCGTGCCACCCGAGCAGGCGATCCGGTAAGCGTAGGTTGTACCGCTCGATAGCCCAGTGATCGTCGCCGTCCGCGCATAGGACCCGATGGTATCGTCGTCGTAGAACACCGTTGCGTCGTTTGCCGGATTCTCGCCCGTGCCGGCGGTCGCAGTCGCTCGGCAGATGCCGTTGATCTCTGGCGCGTTGTAGGTTAGGACGATGCTGGTGGACGTGCTCTGATGAACTACGTCCGTGATCCGGCCTTGCGCTCGCAGAATGTCTGTGATATCCGCGCCGTAGGTAGAGTAGGCCCCAGTCGGATTCCATGTGCCCGACGCAAACACGTCGTTCATGCGCTCGTTGGCGGTTTCCGCATTAGCACACGAGACTACGGGGAAGTGTGTGGCGTATCCATTATCGGTTCCGCTGTCGTCCCACTTGTCAACTACACCCTTTGCGCCCGTGCACGCATCGTTATTCGCATCAAGGTCTGGGTCTGTCAGGTTTGGCGCTTCGAGCGTCGCCACAACCGGATTGACGCCGCAGTCCGAGTATGCCGAGTCCGCTACACCAAACAGGTTGAAGTGGTTTTCGATGCATTCGCTCCAAGTGTTTGCTTGGTTGTTGCATCGAATCTTGCCATAGGTGCCGACTGATGAGTAGGCGTCCATGACGACGTTTTTGTCCACCTTCACTATCGACATGCCGGAACTGTCGGTTGGCTTGTTGTAAAACTCAAACAAGACATTCCACGCCGAGTTTCGGCTCTGCTCCGGGTAGCTCCACGTATTGTTCGTGATGGCAAGTTCCGACACCCCAATGATCGCCATTCCAACAGGATTAAGGTTGTAGTAAGCAGCCGCCCCTCGTGTATCTCCAGTTGGTGATGCCGGGCGCACCACGCGTCGAATGAAGTTGTTGTCGATTAAGAATCGAGCGTAGTGGTTCGACGAGGGCTTAGTATTAGCGCCGCCCAATCCGCCAGCGCCAAGTTGCACGAATGTCGGGCCATCCACGTAGCTGTTTGTGATGGAGATGTCCTGGATTCCGCGCAACCCCGTGATCTCCGAGGCGGGGAAGATGATCTCCGCAAAGATTGCCCAAGGTTGCGAAACGGAGTCCTGATACCAGCCGCTTACCGCTAAGCCGTCGATTTTAGCCCGCATTACCCCGGCTTTCCACTGGAAGATATGCCGCGATCCGCACACTTGCCCGCCCGAGGCAGTGTCATCGGAATGGCAGTAAGTTGGGACATTCACCCGCAACCCGTCCACGGTAATGTCTGTTGGGCTTCCCGTGTTGGCGATGTT